AACTAGCTGAGATAGCTGATAAGTCTCTTCCGAAGGTAACAGAAGGCTTCAAAAGTGTAAACAATATACTATCAAAGATAAATACTGATAAAGCTGCTGATCTGATGGCCACAGGAGTTATGAAAATTGCTGATAACATAGGTGCCGCAATTGACTTTGCAGTAAATTTTTACAACTTTATAAGCAATAATTGGAACATCATTGAACCTCTTATCTGGGGCATAGTTGGTGCTCTTGTCGCATGGAAAGTTGCAACAATGGCCATGACAGTTTATCAGGGAATCATGGCAGCTTTAGGGGCAGCCACTATGCTACAGTCTGGAGCAACAATGGCAGCAACTGTTGCACAGTGGGGATTGAACGCTGCTATATTAGCAAATCCTATGACATGGGTTATTGTTGGTATTATTGCTACTATTGCAGCTCTGATAGCAATAGGTGTCTATCTATACCGTAACTGGGATATGATATCCGCTAAAGCTCTAACCCTGTGGGGACAGGTTAAAGCGGTATTCAAAGGTATAGGAGATGCTATAGGTGGAGCTTTTAAATTCGGCATGAATATAGCCATAGGAGCGATAAACCGAATTATAAGGGCTGTAAACAGCCTAAGCTTTAAGGTCCCTGATTGGGTTCCTGCCATTGGAGGTAAGCAGGTAGGCTTTAAGCTTCCTGAGCTTCCAATGTTTGCAAGAGGCGGATTCGCCAATCGTCCATCAATATTTGGTGAAGCTGGTCTCGAAGCTGCTATACCTATTAAGTATAAGAGCCCTAGAAGCATAGGGTTACTAAACCAAACAGCAAAGGCTATAGGAGCTGACGAAACAGGAAGTGGTGCGTCTCCATCATTTGTATTTGCTCCACAGATTTATGGAGGGGATATTGCAGAGGTAAGGCAGATGCTTGAAGAAGAGATGGAAAAGTTCAAGGCTATGGCTGAAGCCTGGCTGCTAGAAAAGGAGCGGGTGGCATTTGGTTAAGTATTATGAGTATGAAACAATCCAGGGCGATACATTTGATATGATTGCCCTGGATTTTTATAATGACGAGGCGAAAGCTTCAACAATCATCCAGGCAAATCCGGAATGCTGCAATGTACTCGTGTTTGATGCAGGTGTTGTGCTGAAAATACCGCAAATTGAAGAGACAGCCTCAACAACCCTCCCGCCATGGAAGAGGTGATTTCATGAAGGCCATATACCAAGGTGTTGATATTACCAATGAAATAGACATCATCAAGGCTAATATAATTGATAATGCCAGTGGAATTGCTGATAGTATAGAGCTTGTAGCATCTGATACAAAAAAACTATGGAGTAAATGGAAGCCTCTGAAAGGCGATACAATAGCGCTAGAACAAGGAAATCTTAAGAGTGGCATAATGTTTGTAGACCAGTTGGAGCAAATATCCGGCAAATTTACAATAAAGGCTGTCTCCACACCTCTGCAAGCGAAGACAGCACGCAGCCGGCATTGGGAAAATATCAGGTTTCTTGAACTAGCAAAAGATATTGCCGGCAATTATGGCTTTACAGTTTACTCGTATGGAATAACCGACTGGCTGTATGAAATTGTGGACCAAATAGAACAACCTGACTTTCATTTTCTGCATGAACGCTGCATACTTGAGGGGTATTGCTTGAAGATTACCGATAGTAAGGTAGTATTATATGACGAGAGATATCTGGAGCAACAAGCTACAGTAAAAGATATTTATCTCGATGATATAGATATTGACCATGAATTTAAAACAGTAACAGTGGGGCTTTATAGCTCTTGTGAAGTGCAAACAGCAGATGGACTGATAAAGGCTTTATACAGACCACTATCTCCTCCCTCAGGACCTATTCTTAGAAAGAATATATATGTATCAAGCCAGGCAGAAGCTGAGAGGTTCGCAAGCGGATTGCTTCGATATACTAATAAACTAGAGAACTTTGGGAGAATACAAATTGAGCAGGATACCGGGCTTGCAGCTGGAAGCAATGTAAATCTTATAGATATAGGTCTGCTAGATGGCAAGGCTTTTGCACATCAAGTAATTCATAAGATTGTAAATAACAAAACTATATTGAAACTACGAAAGCCACTGGAGGGATATTGATGAATTCGAAAGGGAATATATCCTCTATTAGCAGTGACGGCAAACGAGCCAGAGTGTTGCTACGGGATAAGAATGTACTTACAGCTGAAATCCCGATAGCTGACCATATAATCAACTTGGCCATAAATGACCGAGTTACAGTCATGTTCTTTTCAAATAGCTTAGCTGATGGAATAATTATAGCGAGGTGGTGAGGTATTTGATAGCGGCATTTGCAAATAAGACATTTAGAGTAAGTAACAGCGCTAAGCAAATTTATACCTTTGATGGCTTTAGTACTAATGGCGGTCTGCAAACTGAAAAGCAAGAAGTTGAGGGGAAGAAATCAAAAACCCATATTAAAGGTATTAACCTGAATAATATGCAGTACAACCTCAACCTGAAATCTTCCCTTGGTGTAGACGTGAGAAATGAGTATGATAGCTGGATGCAGCTCATGGAAGCCCAAACGCCTTATATATTTATACTAGGCAAAAAGCCCTGGGGAAAGAATAAGTGGTTACTTACAAGCGTAGGACTGACAGAAACCGTAGTGGATGGTACCGGACGTATCGTGGAAGGAAAATTATCTTTACAGTTTGAAGAATATGAAGCTACCGGCAGTAGTAAGTCAGGAGCTACTAGCTCTAGTCCTGGAGTATCTGGGCAGGCTACTATTGATGTAAATAAACTGGTAGGGGATAAGGCATCTGAAAAACGGTTAAATGTAGCGATGCAAAGGTCCCTGTCTAAGGGACTTTACGTGGGGTGATGCAATGCAAATAACAATAGATACAACTCAAAGTAACATTAACTGGAGTGCAAAGGGTGTTGATAGAATTGCACAAAATATTACTAACCTCTTAAATACAATTAAGTATGAAGTAGCTTATGATCGTACTTTAGGCATGACAGGCAAATATATTGATAAACCAAAAGATGATGCAATTGCAATAGCAACTGCAGAAATATATGAGATTATTCGTCAAAGGGAACCCAGAGCTAAAGTCGTTGATGTTTTATATATTGGGTTAGATGAAAGCGAAAATATGCAGTTTAAGGTGGTGATTGAGGTATGAGTGATGATGTCCAATTCGTTGAGGTCGATTCTGTAGTAATACAAAATCAGCTAATATCTGACTTTGAAAGTATTTTGGGCGAGACATTATATCCTGGTGATGAGCGCAGGATTTTTTTACTGCAATTGGTGCCGTTAATTGTTGGATTAAAAAATGATATAAACAATACTGGCAAACAAAATTTGTTAAGATATGCATCAGGAGCAGTGCTGGATGCGCTTGGAGATTTCTATGACACAATCAGGCTCCCAGCACAAAAGTCTTCAGTAACTTTACGTTTTACTTTATCTTCAATACAAGCAGCATCAGTAACTGTACCACAAGGCACGAGAGTGACACCTGATGGTATAATTTATTTTTCAACCACAAGTGATCTTGTTATTGCCGCAGGACAGACAACTGGAGATATAACTGCTGAATCTATTGAATCTGGTGTAAAATATAATGGATTTGTACCTGGGCAAATAAAAAATATTGTAGATCCTGTTGCTTATGTAGCTTCAGTAACAAACATTGATGAGAGTTCAGGAGGAGCAGATGTCGAAGATGATGAGAGCTATCGCGAAAGAATAAGGCTTGCCCCGGAAAGCTATAGCGTAGCTGGACCAGAAGGAGCATATGTTTACTGGGCAAAAACTGCTGATAGCACAATTGCGGATGTTTCGATTACTTCGCCAACTCCAGGAGTGGTAAAAATTGTTCCATTACTTGTTGAAGGTGGCATACCAAATCAGGCTATTCTTGATAAGGTTTATGAATCCTGTAATGCAACAACCCGGAGGCCATTAACTGATAATGTCCAAGTAGCAGCTCCTACACAAGTCACTTATAATATTGAGCTTATATACTATATTTCAACTCTACGCCAGGCTGACGAAGTATCTATTAAAAAAGCGGTTGAAGACCCCGGGGGAGCAATCGATCAATATATTATATGGCAACGTGAAAAACTTGGACGAGCAATTAATCCAGATGAACTAAGATATAAAATTATGCAGACAATGGCAAGCAGGATTGTATTGACATCTCCACAATATTTGATACTTAACACGGATGAAGTTGCAGTACCTGGAACAGTAACTATCACCTATGGAGGGTTGGAATAATGGCAATGGATTTAAAAAATATTAGCCTGTTGAGTTTGCAGACAAAATGCATGCAGCAGGATCCTACGACTGTAGCGTTATGTTCAGCCTTTGAACCTCAGTTCCGCCAATTGACTGATGAAGTAAAGGCTTGTCTTATATATGCCAGCGTTGACACTATGGACGATAAACTTCTGGACGAACTCGCATGGTCGATGCATGTGGATTGGTATGATGCAAAGGCAGAAACTGAGATTAAGCGCTTGATCATAAAAAGGTCTTTAAAAGTGCATAGATATCGGGGCACGCTATATGCAATTGAGGAAACAATGAAGGATTACTTTCAGGACGCTGAGGTCCGAGAATGGTTTGAAGATGGCAGTGTACCTTATACCTTCAAGGTGATCGCTAGGAATCAGTCAGTAACTGCAGAAAATGAAGAACGTTTTACTATGGCTGTGAATGCAGTTAAAAATGTTAGGTCACATATGAGCGAGCTTATAATGGGTTTGTTTTGCTCTGATGCAATTTACTGCAGCGACACATTGATTATAATTTAGGAGGTGGCAGTATGGCTTATATAAAGACGAATTGGGTGGCAAATGAAACTCCATTATCACCAGCCAATATGAATAAGATAGAACAGGGCATTGCTGATGCGCATACTGAAAAAGTATCTCATTCACTGGCTACTGCAGTAAATGATTTCTTAGTAGCTTCTGCAGCTGGTCAGTTTGTTAAGAAGACTTTGGCAGAAGTAAAATCCATACTTAGCTTAGGTAGTGCAGCATATACAGCTAGTACAGACTATGCTCCTGCGTCACATTTGGCTGATTATCTGTACCAATCAGCAGGAGGTACGGCTACAGCAATAACACTAACTGATGTAATACTAGAAGAAGGACACCCCAAAACTTTTATAGCAAGTGCTGACAACGGAGGAGCTGCTACAACAATAAACACTAAGCCACTGTATAAGCCAAACACAACAGATGCCCCAAATTTAATAGCAGGCAAGGCTTATACAGTATGGTATAACACAGCAGGTGATTGTTTTTTTATCAAAGCTAGTGCCGAGGGAAATGCAACGGCAGCCCAGGTACTAGCACCCTATACATTCAGCAATGAGGTAGACACTGGAATTGTTGGTACTGTAGATATATCTCAAGCTATCCCGACAAATATAAGAGAGGGAACAACTATAGCTGGAATTCCCGGAACATTGCAAGAAGGTTATAAGATTGCTTATGGTAGGAAGTTTGTTTTTAAACCTAATACTGTCGGGGCATATATGGATTATTCGGTTGTGTTGCCTATAGATTGGACGGTTGATATGATTGTTATTGTACCGTCAATTTATAGCGGTGGGTTATATTTAACAACTGGTTCTATTCCTAGTGTGTTCACATATCAATGGAATAATTTATATATGGGTACAACAGGACAGGCAGACCCATCATCAAGAATACATGCTCTTAATACAGCATATAATCAAAACACAAAAACTATTACGGGCAGAATTCAGAGTTATGCAACTAATTATAATGATACTTACCTTGATTGGGTAGCGATTGAATTTAAATAAATGGAGGTGCTTTAATGTATAATCTAGGAAGTTTAATTATTTATGATAATAATGGACGTATATGGTACAACAGCGGAGATATGGCTGGAAGTGTTAATCCCACTCATACTATTCCTGTTGGCTTACCATATATCATTACTGAGTATGGTGAACTAGACGGATTGATTGTTGAAAGTGTTGACCCTGTAACAAAATTACTTATAACACAGTCAATACTGTAAGACGAATAAGGACAATTTTACGTAACTAAGAAGGGCTTACCCACATAGGTAAGCTCTTAATTTTTATCTTACCGCACCTATGCACAATCTTCGCACTCAGCGGAACATATAAAGTGAAAGAAGGTGCTCTATGAGTGAAATAGTACAATATATTACCTTAGGCGCAGTAATTATAGGCGCTATAGTAAATATTTCAGGCATGGTAGGAAAGCGAGAATCCAGGGCGGCAGCTGACGCACGTATGGAAGTCAAACTGGACAATATCTACAACAAAGTAGACAACATTGAAAGAAGACAGACATCTTTTGAGACTACCCTGCAGCAACATGAAACACGTATCATTAAGGTTGAGGAATCAACCAAGTCTGCACATCATAGGATTGATGAATTAGTGAAATAGGAGGGTTATAAGTGGATAATATGTATGATTGGAATACTCTATCAACACTGGCCGGAGCATCTGCACTGGCTTTTTTAATTGTCTCTTATACTAAACGCTGGGCTAATACCTGGTGGCCGAAGGTGCTAGGTACTGACCTATATGTCGTGCTGGTATCTTTGATTATATTGATAGCAACTACACTGGTCACGAACTGGCCGCCTACAGTAGCAAAGATTATACTTGCTTTATTTAATGCTTTCCTGGTTGCTGCCACTGCCGGCAAAATGAGTGATAAAAGTATCAAGGAATCACATAAGGATGGTGAGCTGCATGAATAAGAAGCCTATATATTATAAGCAATCAGATCCAAAATGGGGGAAGCTGTCTTATACTATTGATGGTGATAAAAGTGAAACTATAGGAGCATCCGGATGTGGACCCACATGTGCTGCTATGATAATCGCCAGCGTCAAGGATGCGAAGATAACGCCGGTGGAAATGTGTAGCTTGGCAATCCTTCTCCAGGACAGAACCGCTAATAACGGTACAGAGTGGGAATTCTTCGGGAAGGTAGCGGCTAAGTATGGCATTAAGTTCAAGCAATCAAGTCATACAGAAGAAGCGATAGAAGCTCTGAAGCAGGGAGCATACGTTGTCTGCAGCATGCGTAAAGGTAAATTTACCCGGGGCGGTCACTATATCCTAGCATGGGACTATAAAGATGGTAACCTGCTAGTCCATGACCCGGCAAGTACCCTGAAAGAGCGTACCTACGGCGATATAAAAACTTTTGAAACTCAGTGCAAGCAGTACTTCATATTTTATGTGGGACGAAAAATCGAAAATCCGACTTTGAAGCGCGGCATGAAAAATGGATATGTCAAAACTCTACAGACAACCCTCAATAAATACGGCTATAAGCTTACTGTAGACGGTGACTTTGGAGCTATAACTGAGGGAGCTGTGAGAGACTTTCAGCGTACCAGAGGCTTGGTACCCGATGGCATTGTAGGACCTAAAACATGGGATAAACTATATGGGGTGTAGTCTTCGGACTGCACCTTTTTTTATTTTTTGGGAGTATTAAATGTACAAGGAATGATTTATAATTACATTGCTCTTCAAATCATTGTCGAAAGTATTGTATTTATGGTAAATATGGTATAAAATTGTAATTGAGTTTATATATAATTACGATAAGGGGGAATTAATATGTACATAAGTAAAAGAAGCCTTACAGTTTTACTATTAAGTTTTGTTATGATATTTACTAGTTTAGGGGTATATGCAGAACCCACTATACAAGAAATACAGGCTCAAATTAATTATGGTATTAACATGATATTAAATGGCAAGGACTTTAATCCAACTGATGTGGATGGAAGCGCTTTAAGACCTATAACTTATAAAGGCAGGACATACCTACCTGCTAGAGCATTGAGTGAAGCTGTTGGAATGACAGTTGATTATGATGTGAAAAGTAAGACAGTTATCTTAGGTGAAAGAAAAGATTTTATTGAAGTGAATGCCGATATGTTTGATTATTTAGGAGATGCAGCATTTACCAAAGATATAGACCTGTTATATACACCGAATAAAACATTTGAATGGGGAATAACAAATTATAAAGGAAAGCAGACTGGTTTGTATGCTTTTTTTATAAATTTAGATAAAAAGTACACTAAATTCTATTCATCTGTTTATTTATCGAATGAATCAAAAGAAGCACAAATTATTTTGATAAATAACAAATCATATGACGGAGAATTATTAAAAAGCGTTCGTTTGAATCCAGGTGAATTTATAGATATTGAATTTGATGTTAGTGGAGTAGAAAAGTTATATGTTTCATGTGTACCAGAAGGAGATGCTAAAAAAATAACTTTTGGTGAACCAAAATTAAAATAGGAGCCATATATGAAAACTAGCTATATTGAAGTTCCAGAAAAAGATAGAAAACAAGATGCACCAAAGAAAAGAGGAAGTGAGAATCTTGGAGGAAATTAAATTTGTTTATGCAGTATATATGCTTTATTTATTCTTAACAGTAGCATCTGTAGCTGCATTATTTATAGGTATTACTATTTTATTTAAGAGTGTAGCAATAAAGAAAACTAGCATAAGTCTAGAAAAGATGCTTGCTACAATTATTCTTATTATTGTGCCTGGATACGGAATTATTAAAATTACTCCTTTAATTAGGGATGTAGCGTCATATATGAAGTTACTAGCTAAATGATATTAAAGGGCCTATGCCCTTTTTTTATACTTCAAAAACGAACGTATGTTTGGTATAATATACTAAAAAGCGTTCGGAGGGATATGCATGGGCGGAGATAAAAAGATAATTGAATGTATAGTAAAATTTGACGATAAAGGTAACCTGGAACCCATAAGATTTAGATTTGAGGATGAAGAAGGCACACATGTTATCCAGATAACCAAGATCGTAGAAAAAGACCTCAAGAACGGATTTGGTAATATGAATGGCCATCCAGTTAAACAGTTTACCTTTAGGTGTGAGAGCATTATTGAGGGGCTTGTGGTGCCATTTAGGCTGCTGTTTGATAGTAATAGCTGCAGGTGGCATCTAATGTAGGCGTTTATATAAAAAGGAATTATTGTTAAAATATAGAACTATTACTATATAATTTAATCAATACTCATAAAGAAGGAGTGTAGGACATGGGATTTTTTAGTTTAAAAGCTACATGCGCAGTGTGTGGAAAGGATGCTGGATTAAACCGTTACCAGATTGCAAACAAAGAATGGATTTGCTCTGATTGCTTTAAGAGAAGTGGTTATACATTAACCACTCCAATACGGAAAATTACTGCCGAAGAAGCAAAGAAAGCAATTAGTACAACAGAAGAAAAGAAAGCGGAATTGGAAGCATTTATACCAACTAAGAAAATCAGCAATTTGATGGAAATTAACGAAGAAACCAAGCAATGGCTTGTACATACAGGTATCTTGGGTGGCCGAGGAAATACTACTGTTTACAAATATGAGGATATTATAGATTTTGAACTTTTAGAAGATGGTACTTCTGTTTCTAAAGGAGGAATTGGCAGAGCCGTTGCCGGTGGGTTACTATTTGGAGGCGTTGGTGCAATTGTTGGTGGTGCTACTGGGAAAAGAAATACAAAAGGCATATGCAATTCTCTCAAAATTAAGATTACAGTCAACAACATGAGTAATCCAACTGTATATATAAACATGATCACAACTCCAACGAAGAAGGATAGCTTTACATATAAGACATTTTATAATGCTGCGCAGGAATGTTTATCGGCACTTCAACTTATATGTAGCAATGTTGAAGCTGAACATGCTACTTCTGCAGCGCAACAAGCAAATTCAAATTCTGCGGCTGATGAAATACTAAAATTTAAAGGTCTCCTTGACTCAGGTATAATCACTGAAGAACAATTTGAAGATAAGAAAAAACAGTTACTAGGACTATAATGGGACTTTTATATAAGTAGGGAATTTCTAAAAAAAGAATATTCCTCATAATAAGCGTAAGAAGCTGGCTACTGTAATTGGTAGTCAGCTTTTATTTTTAAAAACTATTGTTAGCTACGTGATAGCTAATTGTTAGCTACCGCCGATATTTATTTCAATTTTATTCAGTGTTTAGGATAAAATTGAATAGCATTGGGTTTAATAATATAGCCTAACAAACCGTTGCGGCTGTTAGGCTATTAATAATCATTTATGGTCTGGGTGACAGGAATTGAACCTGCGACCTCTTGAACCCCATTCAAGCGCGCTACCAAGCTGCGCTACACCCAGATTTAACAAATACAAATATAACACATCGGGAAACATTTTTCAATAGTTTAATATGCAGTCAAGTCAAAAATCATTCATGCAAAATGCCGTATATAGGAGTATAGCACTATTTTTCACTATGTTCAATAAATTATACAATCTTTGAAGGATTAAACAATTATTTGGAGAAATATATAGGATAGTCCATGTTAACCATAATGGATATAGTGAGGCGCGGTGAAGATGGCGAAGAAAAAGAAAAAAGGCAGGAGTTCAATAAGATTTCTTATCGTATTATTTACGATAGTAATCATTTCATATATAATCAGATATTTTTGGTTCAAAATAGATACTGCTATTGTGACCTTCGATACCATGGAGGAAGCAGTTGCAGCCCAAGGTGTACTTGTGAAAAATGAGTGGACTGCTGTACTGCCGGAAGGAACAGAGGCTGATTATAAAGCTAACGAAGGCGACAGAGTATCTACGGGAAAGGTTATACTGAAAATCTCAGAAGGCTCGGTAGCGGATGAAAACATATCTCTGAAGATAGAGAAGCTTAATGAGAGAATTGAAGAGATAAAGAGAAC